CAGCTGGCCCTGCAGAACCTTGTCCTTGCCGACCGTCACCAGCGCCGAGTCGAGTTCGCGGATGCGGTTCTTGGTCTTCTGCACCTCGGCGCCGAGCGCCTTGGCATCCACCGACATGCGTTTGAACGAGTCGCCGGCCCGGTCCGCCGACTTGGCGGTGTCGTCCAAACCCTTCGTCGTCGAGGTGAGGCCGCGGGTGTCGGACTCGACAATGACATCAAGTTCGATCCGGCGCCGGTCAGGTGAGGTCACGACTCACCCCCGCGGCCGCCACTTGCCCTCATCCATCAGGTCGATGTAGTCGCACATCGCCTCGAACGTGCTCACGTCGAGACGGTCGAGGTCTTCGAGCGTGTACTGCGTCCAGACCGCCGCGACTTTGAGGGCGTAGCGGGCCCGCTTGTGTTGGAGGCTGGTCCTTTTCCCGGCCTCTCGGAAGGCCGCCACGCGATGAAGTCGGTGAAGTCGAAGTCCAGGTCGGCGAACGGCACGTCGATCCCGGCCCGGTGCAAACCCAGCCACACCAGGGTCAGAATGCCCTCGGGCCGGAACCGGAACCGGACCTTGTCATCGTCGGTGGGGTGGTCGTCGACCTCGGGCAGCATCTCGGCCAACAGTTCCACCGACCGGCGTCCGGTGGCCTTCTCCAACGCGATGGCGTCCCGGACCGACAGGCCGTCCTCGAGGGAGCAGTCCAGCGCGTCGGGGGCGCCGTAGCGTTCCCGGTCCTTCTCGCTGAGCCTGATCTTCACTAGCCCCTCACAATCCGGTTCGCCGCGTCGTCGCGGGCGTCTTTGACCACGTCGACGATCCGGTCCCGGGTGCGGTCAATGACCCGGGTGACGAACCCCGGCCGGACCCGGGTGGTGAACCAGTGGCGGCGGTTGCCGTACAGCGGATGGCGGAGCCCGCCCCGGTTGACCGTGGCGACGTCGCGGTCTTCCCGCCTGCCCTTCGCCGACACGTTCGCGGAGGCGCTGATCCGGTTCCCGGCCTGCCGCACCGATGTGGCCGCTTTCACCGCGGTGGACATGACCCGGGCGTAACCGCCGCGCTGCGGCAGGGTCGCGCCGGCTTCGACCTTCACCTCCGGCTGGACCTTCCGCATCTCTACCCGCATACCGGCGGCCATCTGCGCCTGCATCAGTTGCGGGGAGGTGGTGATCAGCCCCTGGACGTGGCGGAGCTCCGCCTGCCCCTTGACCCGACCGGAGATCACGTCGAGGTCCCGGCCCGAAGGAACGCCCGGATCTCCGCATCAAGGCCGGCGTCAAGGCGAGCGCGGACCAAGTCGGGGTAGGAGTCGACGATCCAATCCACCAGGTCTGTTATCCGCTGGCCCTTGATCTGCGGCTTACACCACAACTCAAGGTTCTCGATACGGTTATCGTCACGGATCCCGTTCTTGTGGTGGACGTACTCCCATGGCTCAAGTTCACGGCCAAGATGCCGCTCAAGGTTGAGGCGGTGTTCGCGCTTTGACTTCCCATTGACCTTGACCCGCCGGTAGCCGTTGTCAATCGAGCCACGGCCAAGTCGCGACTCGGCCTCGCCGGGTTGGCCGTACTTCAACCAGCGCTGATGGTGCATGCCACACAGGCCGCGCGCCTGGTGCTTTCGCTCGCAGCCATCGATATCGCACCGCCGCGCAATACCGACCGGCAGGCCATTGCGTTGGAGTTTGACCAGCGGGTCGCCGTGGACGTACCAACGCTTCAGATGCTTGTTGCAGTAGCCGTGGGCCCGACGCGGTAAGCCGCAATCCGTAACGGCGCACATGTACATCACGTACTTGTTGCGCGGGAGACAGCGCCCGTAAGCGGGAAGGTGAGCGACTTCATGGCCAGCTCCCCGACCCCGCCGCCGATGTTGTACTGGGTGGGCAGCAGCGACCCCGAGTACTGCGGGTTCGACACCGACACAATCGACGCCGCCTCCGGCCTGGTCGACCAGGTGACGGCGGTGCCGGTGTTGAACCACGACCACGCCAGCTCGTCGAGCGCGTCGTCGGTGAAGTCGTCGAGGAACGACAAGGTGAGCGTCCCCGACTTGAGACCCATCGTGTTCTCCACCCACGCCGCCTCCACCGCCAGCGCCGCCGACTTCACGGCGGTCGTGAGCGTGGAGCCGTTGATCACGACGCTCTGGTTGAGGAGGACCTTGACGGCCATTGCTCACTCCCTACTGGATGCCCGCGGCGCAGGCGATGACAAACGAACCCGTACAGGTGGTGACGTTCAATCGATACCAGTCGTCGGTGATCGGCCCGGCGACGCGGGTGGCGTACGTTCCGCCGGTTGTGGTGAGTGGGCCGAACGTGATCCGGGTCGTGGCGGAGCCGAACGTGTCGTCCGCGTCGGACTCCAACACGGCGGTGATGGTGGTGCCGGCGGTGAAGATGTGGAACGTGGCGTACAGGAACTGGGTTGCCGACACAGCCCCGAGTTGGACTTCGGCGCCGGTTGCGCCGGTCGCGGAGACGGTGGCTTTCTCTTTGATCAGCCGGGCCGAAACAACCCCGACCCCGTCGGTGCCTTTCGTGCCGATCGTGTACGGCGCCACCCCGCCCACGTCGACACCAAACAGCGGCACCGTGTAGTTGCCGGCCAGCCAGATGTCGCACCGGCCGCCCTCTTCCTCCGCCGGACCGACCGTGTGGGCCAGATTCGCTGTCCCCAAGTTGGGGAACAGTTGCGCGTCGGCGTCCGGCGACCAGAACCCGGACGCGTCGAACTGGGACGACTTGAGCCCCATCACCGACTCGTTCCAGCCGCCGGAACGCATCGTCGTGACGTCCTGGGCTGTGGCCTCACACGACAGCCGGACCTGGTTCGAGTCGCCGGTGAAGTCGTAGCCGTCCACATAGACGAACGCGTCGGTGAGGACCTTGACCGGCATCACGTGCCTCCCTGCGCGACGATGAAGAGCATGAACCGGCCACCCCAGTAGCCGATGGTGTTGACCTCGTCGATGCCCAGCGGGGCAAAGCTGCGTACGAAGCAGTCGTCGACGACCCCGCCCAACGTCCGGTCGGTTTCGATGGCGGTCTTCACCGACGACGAGCCGGTCGGGTTGGCGTATGCGGCCAGTTGGTGTTGGCCGCCGAAGTCGGTGGCGGAGGAGGTGAGGATCAGCACCGGCACGTCGAGCCGTATGACGCCGCTGCGCATCGCCGCGTGGTAGTCGTCGATCGGCGGAACCCCGACAACACCCGCAGGGGTGGTGATCTGGCCGGGATGGATGTCGGACACGAACACCAGCCCGGTCACTGTGGCCAGCTGTGTTTCGATGCCCTGCATGATCTGCAGGACCGTGGGGGCGGTCATGCCATCAACACCGGGTGGCGCATGTACGGCTTGAGCATGTCGGCGACCCGCGGGTTGGTGCGGATCCGCACCACACCGTCAACCCCGAACCCGGCCACCCCGAACGGGGCCTCCCGGGCCAGTTTGGTCGCCTCGACAGCCAGGATGATGCACGCGGTCTTCACCGGGGCGGGGGCGGCCGACCAACCCCACTTGGCGGTCACCCTCAAGGATGCTTGGGACGGGCAGGACGGCCACGCGGTGTTGATGAGCCGGATCTTCGAATAGGGCCAGCCCGACTCGCCATCCACCACCCCGTTGAGCGGATGCAACTCGTAGCCCGTGGAGGCGATGGTGGTGAACGTGCCGTCGCCGACCTCGACGACCAGTCCGGTGGTGGACCAGAAGTCATCCACCCACGTGCGGCCCCACTGGTCCGGGGCCGGGTAGTAGAGCCGGGCGGAGGCGGTGGTGTCGGGCCAGAACTTCCGGCCGGTGATCTTGTCGATGTCCCGGGAGGCCGTGTTGAGGGCATCGGTGAGTTCGGCGTCGATGTCGGTGGAGGTGATGTTCAGGTACGACTTCACCTCGGACACCGACGCGTACGTGGCGGGGGCGGGGCTGGCCGCAGTGACATAGCCGTAGGCGACATCCACCACATTCCCGGAGACCGTCCACACCCACGACCACAGCCCGGCCGCGTTGACGGTGAACGCCGCGTCGTACACACCGGTGGAGGTGTTGGTGATCGACGGGTTCGTCACCGCCCCGGCCGGGTCGGTGACCGCCAACGCGACGGTGGCGTTGGTCAACACCCCGGACGCGTTGTACGACAGATATTGGATGTTGACCCGGTCGCCGACGTCGCGGACGGTCACAGTCAGCCCCCGTTCGACGATGCGTAGATAGACCCGGCGGTGCCGGACGAGTAGATGGCCGGTTGGCTGGATGAGGCGATCGGCCGCGGCACGGTTTGGGAGCCGATGGGCGGGCCGGGGGCGACGGAGACAACGGCTTCGCCGGTGAACGTGAACGCCCCCAACACCACCCCGGTCACATCGGCGCCGGCAGGTGCCGCACCACCCGAGGCGGTGGCGGTGAACGACAGCGACCCCAGAGCCGGGCCTTCGACCCCACGCTCACCGACTCCGGTGGCGGTGAACGTGACCGTCGAAACGCTTTGCGCCTCAACGCCGCGTTCGCCTGAGGCTGTGCCGGTGAAGGCGAGCGCCAGTTCGGTGGTGCCGAAGACGCCGACCTCACCGGCCGCTGTGGCTGTCCACGTCACCGCCGCTGCGGCCTGGCCGGTGACGTCCTTCTGGCCCACCGCTGTGGCGGTGAACGTAAACGCCCCGACTGCCTGCCCTTCGGCGGGCGGGGCCTGACCTGGTTCACCGTTGGCCGTACCGGTGAACGTGAAGGCTGCCGTCGTCGCGCCGGTGACGTCCTT